AAGTCTTTGAACCGTAATGGCAGTAGCAGCTTGGGCCGCTAGTACCGCATTTTCTGTTGGCGACATCCGACGTGCCACAACTGAGCAGGCGTCTGGCTTGTTCTTCCGGTGCATACAAGCTGGTACATCTGGCTCGTCAGAGCCGTCTTGGCCTACAGACATTCTTCGATACGACTCCTCACAAGGAGCCCTTTACCTTTTTGAGGTTGACGGCAAGTATGTAACTGGAGGTGCGGTTCAAGACAACACGGTTATATGGGCTGGAATTCCTTCTGCGTATGAGGAGCTGGCCAAGCTCAACCCCAGTGCGATTATCGAGCTGTTTGAGCTGCATTTGGACAACACGCTCCATGGCAGCACGGACGTTTACCGCTTCCATGCCGGTGCAAATGCAGATGTAGACGGCAACGTTGTTTTCAACGGCAACACCTACACCCGTATTCCAGTCAAAGCAGACGGCTTCGAGTTCACGAACACTGGTACATTGCC